AAAACTTAAAAGATCACAAGGTTCTTCAATTGAGGGAGAGATAAGTCCTCGCATGAAAAGAAGAATAGATCAAAAAATAAAAGAAGAAAAAGAAAAAAACAAAAATGTAAGCGGAAAAATAGGAAAACAAGGTAGGCAAGGTAAACAACGTACTCCTAGTACGCCACCAAAACCTCAACTAAAACCTCGTTTTCCAAGAACAACACCTCGTGGAAGAAGAGTAGGTAGACCAAAAGGAAGGGTGTATAACATCTAATGGCTACTTCAAATACAACTACTTTTAATTTAAATGTTGATGATGCTATAGAAGAAGCATATGAGCGTTGCGGTATGCGTATGACTGCTGGATATCAATTAAGCTCTGCAAGACGTTCTTTAAATCTTTTATTTTTAGAATGGGCAAACAGAGGATTAAATTTGTGGACAATTGAACAAGCAAATTTAAGTTTAGTTGCATCTACAAATAACTACAACTTAGATACTGATGTGGTTAATGTTTTGACAGCGGTAGTTAATGATACAAACGATATTGCAATTGATCGAATAAGTAGGGCTGAATATTTAAATTTACCAAATAAGTCTACAACTGGTAGACCTGCACAGTATTATGTTGAGAGAACAAATGTTCCTAAGATTTATGTATATCCTACTCCAGACAAAGCATATACATTTAAATACTATAGAATTAGACGTATACAAGACTCTGGAGATTATACAAACACGTTAGATGTTAATTTTAGGTTTCTCCCTTGCTTATCGGCAGGACTAGCGTATTATTTATCTTTAAAATTTGCTCCAGATAGAACTCAAGTTTTAAAAAGTTTATATGAAGAGGAGTTTACTCGAGCAGCTGCAGAGGATAGAGATACTGCTAGTGTTAGTTTTGTTCCTCAGGTAGTGTCCTAAGATGTCTGGATATGCTTCAGGAAAATATGCATACGGACTATGTGATGTTTGTGGGCAGAGATATTTTTATCAAGATTTAAAAAAGAACTGGAAAGGTTTTAAAGTTTGCCCTGAAGATTATGAACCAAAGGAACCACAACTAGAGCCTTTAAATTTTAGATCAGATGCAATTGCTTTATTTGAGCCAAGACCTGATATAGAAGAAAAATTAGAAGTTTTTGTGGGGGGAACTGGAGACAGTACTTTTGAATCTGATGGTATGGAGCCTTCTCCTATATCTAAAGATATAGTGGCTTCCGCAACAGTCGGAACAGTAACGGTGGTGATAACATGAATTATAGTGAACTATTAACAAACGTAAGAAATTATACAGAGGTAGATAGTAACGTATTTACAGATGCTGTTATTGATACTTTTATAACATTAGCTGAGAATAAAATTCTTAGAGAAATTGACTTAGATGTATTTAAAAGAGAAGCAACAGCTAATATGACAACTGGAAATAGATTTCTAGCTACACCTACAGATATTTTAACTCATCGCTACATTATGATAACAGATGGTAACGGTGATCAAGTTTTTTTAGAGTTTAGAGATCAATCTTTTATGGAAGAGTATTGGCCTAATTTTTCTAATACTTCTACTCCTAAATATTGTTCAGTTTTTGATTCTGATACTTTTTATATTGCACCAACTCCAGATCAAGATTATTTAACTCAACTTGGATATATTGCAAGACCTGCACAGTTGTCTTCTACAAATACAACTACATGGATAAGCACAAATGCTCCAGAGGCGTTGCTTTATGCGGTGCTAATTCAAGCTCATAGTTATTTAAAAGGACCTATAGATATGTTGCAATTTTTTCAACAAAGCTATACTCAGGCTTTACAAGGCTTGGGAGTTGAGCAACAAGGTAGAAGAAGGAGAGATGAATACAGAGATGGAACTTTACGAATTCCATTAAAATCTGTTTCGCCTGGTCCATAAGTGTTGTAAAATCTAACTTTAAGAGGATTTTTATGTTTGAGATTAAAATGGGTACTCTTTTACAACCTATAGTCAAAACCAGTAAAGATGGAGGTCTTTCTATGGAGGATTTGACAGAAGCTTGTGTTAGTAAAATATTATCTGTATCTGAAACTGCTCCTCCTGAAATACGAGAACAAGCTAAATTTTTTCAAGACAAGTTACAACAAGTTATTTTTAATTATTTAAACCAAGCAGCACAATCGCAAAAAGATACTTGTGTTCAAGTATGCGTTAAGGCAGGAGAGCAAAAGGCTGCTAACATTTTAAGGAGGCTATAATGGCTATTACTCAAGCAATGTGCTCTAGTTTCAAACAAGAGTTATTAGTAGGCACACATAATTTTACAAACAGTTCTGGAAACACTTTTAAACTAGCGTTATTTACAAGTTCTGCTAGTTTAGGTGCTGCTACTACAGCTTATTCATCATCTAATGAAGCTAGTGGAACTAATTACTCAGCAGGAGGAAATACATTAGTTAATCAGACACCTACTTTGGATAGCACGACAGCTATTACTGATTTTTCAGATAGTTCATGGAGTAGTTCTACTATAACAGCCAGAGGAGGTTTAATTTATAACTCTTCTGCTAGTAATAAAGCAGTAGCTGTTCTTGATTTTGGATCAGATAAATCTTCTTCAAATGGCACATTTAGCGTTATTTTTCCAGCACCAGCGGCTTCTACTGCAATTATTCGCATAGCGTAACGGAGAAAAGTTATGGCTTTAATTCAAGCTGATCGAGTAAAAGAAACTACTACTACGACTAGTACGGGTTCTTACACTTTAGCAGGGGCTGAAACGGGTTTTCGGTCTTTTAATACTGGTGTAGGGGCAAATAATACTTGTTACTATGTTTGTACAGATGGCACAGATTACGAGATTGGTTTAGGAACATTGTCGAACTCCACAACTTTAGCTAGAACAACTATCTTTACCTCATCTAACTCTAACAATGCAGTTAGTTGGGGTGCTGGTAGTAAAGATATTTTTGTAACGTATCCTGCTAGTAAAGCTGTGCCTAAAGGAAGAAGTGTGGGTCTAAGTTTAATTTTTGGAGGGTAAGAAATGACTGCACCGAATATCGTAGATGTAGGCACAATAACTGGTAAAACTAATTATTTTGCTTTATCTAGTACAAATGCAACAGTTATAGCAACTAATACTGCATCTAGCGGAAAAGTTTTTAAAGTAAATAGTCTAGTAGTAGCTAACGTAGACGGAGCTACTGCTGCTGATATAACCATTACAGTTAACTCTGCCGATGATGGGGCAGGTACTGCTTACGCATTAGCAAAAACTATATCTGTTCCAGCAGATGCCTCTTTAATTGTAATAGACAAGTCTACTGCTGTTTATCTTGAAGAAGACAGATCTATAGTTGCTACTGCTGGTTCTGCTAATGATTTAGAAATTGTAATAAGTTATGAAGAGATCAGTTAATGAGCGACAGATATCCAGGAGGAGTTCTTTCAACAGAAGGAGCAACAGCTAGTTTAACTTCTGCTACAGGAATGTGGACATTAGCCCAGCAACTGGGCTATAAGGCATTGAATGTTTGGCCTTTATCCTCTGTATTTGTTACTCAAACCTTTACCGCTACTGGTACATCATCTTTCAAGGCTCCTGTTGGAGTCACCTCGATAGAATATCTCGTTGTCGCTGGAGGTGGATCGGGAGGTGATAATGGTGGCGGAGGTGGCGGAGCAGGAGGCTTTAGAACTGGAACTGCGACTGTATCCCCTGGCACAGAATATCAAATAACTATCGGGGGTGGTGGAGCTAGTGCAACAAATAATGGAAATGATTCTGAAATTGATAACATAGGGAGTGGAACTGTTACCTCTACTGGTGGAGGAGGTGGAGGCAGTTCTGGTCCTGATTCACCAAATTATGCTGGATATGATGGAGGTTCTGGTGGCGGAGCACAACAAAGTGCAAGTTCTGGAAGAAATGGGTCTGGCACAGTAGGTCAAGGAAATGATGGTGGTGATGGAGTAGGAGGTGGCTCTGTTTCTGGTGCAGGAGGTGGTGGTGCAGGAGAGGCTGGCACAAATGCTGGCGGTCCAGGACACGGAGGATCTGGTTCTATTTCATCATTAATAGGAGTAGCAACTACTTATGCTGGAGGAGGAGGAGGAGGTTTTTCTACAGCAGGAAATGGGGGCTCTGGCGGGGGTGGAGATGGTGGTGACGGAAATAACAATGGAACATCAGGAAATGCTAATACTGGTGGTGGTGCTGGCGGAGGAGGTGGTTCAAATGGTCGAGGCGGGGCAGGTGGCTCTGGAATCGTGATCATTCGTTATAATCTTCCGATAGCAAATGCTATTGAATTTACAAAAACACAAAACTGGGTTTGCCCTACTGGTATAACTTCTGTGGATTTTTTAGTTGTTGCAGGAGGTGGAGGGGGTGGATCAAATGCCGCTGGAGGAGGTGGAGCGGGCGGCTTTAGAACAGGAACTCAACACTCTGTTATAGAAGGCAGTACATATACAATTACAATAGGTGCAGGTGGAGCAAAGGGAGCTAGTTCTTCTGGTTCAACAGGCTCTAATGGAGAAGACTCTTCTTTTTCTAGCATAGTATCTACTGGAGGTGGAGGTGGTGGGGGAAGCGTTCCAGGTGTAGCTCCAGGTAGTTCAGGAGGTTCAGGAGGAGGCGGTGGAGCATATGCAGGACAAGGAGGAAGTGGAACTGCCTCACAAGGAAATGATGGTGGTGATGGTGCAGCAAACCCAAATCTAGGTGCAGGGGGAGGTGGAGGTGCAGGTAGTGTGGGTTCAGATGGTTCTGGAGGAACTGGAGGTGCTGGGGGAACAGGATCAACTTCTTCTCTTTCAGGAAGTGATGTGACATATGCAATTGGGGGAACAGGATCAACTACAGCTTCTTCAGGTTTATCTAATAGAGGTAACGGAGGAACTGGTGGAACAGGTGGTAATTTTGGTGCGGCAGGAGGCTCTGGAATCGTGATACTCAAGTTAAGGACAGATTAATGACAAAAATTTACAGATTTACAGGGGTTGATATTGCGGTTCATTTACTTAGGCCAGATGCCAGATGGGAGTTAAGTTCTGAAAATGGTGGTTTACATTTTTCAAGGTGGGAAGATGAAAGACCTTGCCCTACAATAAAAGAAATACAAAAGGTTCAACAGCTAATGAAAGAAGTAGAAGATAAAATACCTACTGTTTGGAAAAAAGCTCAAGTACAACAAATACACAAAGAACAAGGAGGTTAAAGTGGCTCATTTTGCAGAATTAGATTCTAACAATATTGTTCTAAGAGTTGTCGTTGTAGGTAACGAAGATACTGCGGATGCAAAAGGCGTTGAAAAAGAATCTATCGGTCAAGCACATTTAGAAAAAGTTTTAGGTGGCACATGGAAGCAAACAAGTTATAACGCAAAGATTCGTAAACATTATGCAGGAAAAGGATTTACTTACGATGCTTCTCGTGATGCTTTTATAGCACCTAAACCATTTAACTCATGGGTTTTGAATAATGATACTTGTGTGTGGGAAGCACCAAAAGCATATCCTACAGACGGTGGAATTTATCAATGGAATGAAGAAAAGTTAGATTGGATTCTTCAGGAGGTAGACTTGAATGTTTCTTTAACAGGAGTTCAAGTATCTGCACAAGTTTCTTCTATGTTTACAATTGAGCCTACGGATATTGAAGTTAGCGTGGAAGGTAGTTCTTTACAAACGCATTTAAGTTTTAGTGCTAGTAATGTGAGCATTACATAATGAGTATGCGAAAAAAATATTCAGGAAGTGTTGTTAGGGCAAATCCTGTTGTTCCAACAGAGGATTCAGCATCAGGTATTTGGACGTTAGATCAACAAAACCAAAATCAAAAAAGAGGCACATGGCCTTTTGTTGGTGATCCGAACTTCAAAGATACCGTTTTACTTTTACATGGTGATACGAGTCAAACACCTTCTAGTGAAAGTCAATCCGCAGATAACCAAGAGGTTCGTTTAATTGGAGATGCGAAAGCAACTAATTGGAATCCTTTTAATTTGCCAGAAGGGTATTGGAGTGTTGCTTTTGATGGGTCTTCTCATATTGATGGTACATTGTCTTCTGCGATTGGCACAGGTGATATGACAGTAGAGTTTTGGTTTAATCCTACAAGTTTTTATAATTACATTGCCATGTTTGCCATAAGTGCAGGAAGCAATAGAGGTGCTGGATTTAATATAGGAACAGAAAGTACTAATTCTGGACAATTAAAATTTGTTGATACAGGGTTAGGCTCTAATCTTACAGTTAATAGTCAACTTGAATTAGGTGTATGGAAGCATATTGCTTGTACTAGATCAGGAACTACGGTTCGACTTTTTGTTAATGGAACTGAAGTGGGTTCTTATACTGATGGTCAAAACTGGACAGGCACAAGTTTTGCTGTGGGGGGTAGATCTGATGATGGAACAGAAGAGTGTACAGGTTACATAGCTAATTTAAATCTTGTGATCGGTACTGCAAAGTATACAACCAGCTTTTCTAAACCAACTTTTCCAATCACGGCTCATGTAAATACAAAGTTACTTACTTGCCAATCAAACAGCTTTGTAGATAAATCAGTAGATTCAAGAAGTATATCTTTAGATGGCACACCAAGAGTAGAAACATTCTCACCTTTCTCATACACACCAATTGCTGTTGAAAATAATTACGGTAGTTATTATTTTGATGGTAGCACTACACAGGTTGCTTATCCCTCAAATGTGAACGAGTTTACCTTTGGAACAGGAGATTTTCATTATGAGTTTTGGCTATACCCTACTGGTGGTTCTGGAGCTCAAAGAACTTTAATAGGAAGAGATAGCACAGGTGATGCTAACATTAATTATATTTATCTAACCACTGGAAATCATTTTAACTGGTATTTAACTGGTTCTATAAATTTAGGTAGTTCGACACTTATACATTTATATTCTTGGTATCACTTAGTGGTTTCTAGAAAAGATGGCACATTACGTTTGTTTGTAAACGGAGAGCAAAAAGCTTCTGCTGCAAATACAACAAGTATGATAGATCCTGTTCACACAACTATTGGTTCAGGAGATACTGATGGTACACAACATCCTTTTACTGGTTACATTTATAATGTAATTGTAAAGAGTAAAGGTGTAGATAGTGTTACCGTTCCAACAAAACCAACAGAACTAACTTTAACCGAAGGTGAGAACTCCGTTTACTTTGATGGTAGTGGGGATTATTTAAAATTAACTAATACTAATTTCACAGACTTTGATTTTGGAACTGGACCATTCTTAATTGAAGGTTGGATATATTACACTACTTTAGGAACTACAATACTTGGTCAAACTGGTTGGGGCAATGTTTTTCAAAGGAACATCACTAGCAATGTGTTTCAATTTTATCAAGCTGCTTCAGCAGGAGATAGTGGAGCTTATTGGATAACAGGAACGACAACTCTTCAGACATATAAATGGTATCATTTTGCTCTTCAAAGAGATAATTCTGGAAATTTAGATTTATGGGTTAATGGATCAAGAGATGCAACAAATACCACTTATGCTTCAACAGAAATGAAGTTTCATTCGGGTAAAGGTGATATAACAGTAGCTTATTGGAATGGTGGTGTTTCTGCTGGTGTAAATTACATTTCAAATTTAAGAATAAAAAATTCTGCTGTTTACACATCTGGAGCAACAATAACTGTTCCAACAGCACCCTCTCCAGCAACAACTGGAGTGTTACTGGCCTGTGCTTCTAGATACATTGAAGATAGATCTCCAGCGAACCATGATATAGCAGCGTATGGAAATGCTGTTGTTTCAGGATTTAATCCTTTTAATGAGGGATATTGGAGCGTTCATTTAGATAGCACTTCTGACAAGATTCAAGTGGCTACCGCATCAGCTTTACCTTCTGGTACAGCAGCTAGAACAATTGAGTTTTGGGCAAAGGTTTCAGGAGCTCCTGATAGCACACAATACTTTTTTGGTTATGGAAACAATTCTGCGGGCGGTAATTTTAGTTGGGCAAGAAATGGTTCTGGAAAATTCGCATTCTTTGGTTACAACGGATATGATTGGGATACAACAGTAGATGTTCCATTAACAAAATGGTTTCATGTAAGTTTAACCTATAATGGCTCGCAAATTAAATTTTATTTAGACGGAAGTTTAAGTCATACGCAGTCGTATAGTGGATCAACTGCTTCTGTTTCTAATTTATATATAAACCAAGAGGCTAGTGGATCTGGTTTTGCTTTTGCTAATTTAAAAATTAGCAATTTTATTATGTATTCTTCAGTAGTAAGAACAGGAGACTTTACAGCACCTACTGTTCCTGAAACAGATACAACAAACGTGGTTCTTTTAGTTGCTCAATCTAGTAGGCCCATAGATAACTCTTCTAACTCAAATACAGTTACTCTTACAGGGGCTACTATTGATGAAGACATCCCATTCACACTACCATCGAGACAAACAAAACTTCTTGCTGTACACAATAATCAAGATGTAAATAATAATTCTTTTCAAGATTCTTCTTTGTTAAAAAACTTTATTACTAGAACAGGGAACGTGGCTCAAGGTACGTTTAGTCCGTTTAGTGCGGAAGAGGGGTATTGGAGTTATTACTCAGATGGCGATGATGCTTTTACTGTTGCAGCATCGTCAGAGCATACATTAGATGCTGATTTTACCGTGGAATTTTTTGTGTATCCAATAGAAACTTTTGGTCATCACATTTATTTGAGTGCAATCAACGGTAGTGCTGATTTGCAAATTGGTTACAAGTCTGGAGATAGGTATTTACACGTTTGGTTAAGTGGTGGAGGTAACAAAATATTGGGAGCTTCATCAGCAAATTCTTTAATACGAAATCAATGGAATCATGTGGTATTTTGTAGATCAAGTGGAACCATTGCATTGCTGAGTAATGGTAATAGGCTCGACACCGCATCAGATACTCAAACTATGAATTTCTCAGGATTAAATATTGGAAGATATTCAAGTGGTGGCTATGATCAAATTCAATATATGTCTAATGTTCGTATTGTCAAAGGGTCTTGTGAGTATGATATATCTCAAACTACATATACTCAACCATCATCCCCACTAACAGCTATTACAAATACAAAATTACTTACTTTACAGAGTAACAGGTTTGTTGACAACTCTACTTCAGGTCATGTTTTGTCGGTTGTTAACACACCAAAAATAACGTCATTTGCACCCTTTGCACCTCGTAGATCGTACAGTAAAGAAGTGGTAGGGGGTAGTGCGTATTTTGATGGAACTGATGACAAGCTTACAGTGGCTTATGGGGAGAGTATTGGAGCAGGTGATTTTACTATCTCTGCATGGGTTTACAGAACATCTAGTGGAACATATCCTGTGATTTTAGATACAAGATCAAGTGATGCAGATACTAAACCAGTAATTTATACAGATGGTTCTAGCTTATATTATTATACTGCTGGAGGTATTCGTATTACTGGTTCTAGTGCAATTAACAATAATGAATGGATTTTTGTTAGATTAGTAAAAGAATCAAATGTTACAAAACTTTTTGTAAATGGAACGCAAGTTGGTAGTGATTATTCAGATAGTAATAACTATACGCCAACAAACGATTGGGAAATAGGTAGTAGGCATACTGATCAGCACTACTGGCCTGGATATATTTCAAACCTTCAAGTTGTTTTAACTGCTTTAGATGGAACTTCTGTGCCAACAGCACCTTTTACATCTGATGCAAACACAAGATTACTTCTAAACTCTACTGATGGTGCTGTGATAGACAACACAGGAAAAAATAATCTTGAGACAGTTAATGATGCAAAAGTATTTCCTTATACTAAAAAATTTGGTAACGGATCTATGTACTTTGATGGTACTGGTGATAAAATGATTCTCCCTCATTCTGAATTACAACAACTTAATACTGGGCAATTCACAGTAGAATTATTTGTATATTTTACTGCTACTGACGCCAGACAAGGATTTTTTGGGAATGATGGGGGTTGGTATTTTCAAATTTATGACGGTGAATTAGAATTTGCTCTAGGTGTTAGTGCGATTATAGAAAGAACATTTTCACATAGTCTTAATCAGTGGTATCACTTAGCTGCTACTAGGGATTCGTCAAATGATGTTCGTTTGTTCATTGATGGCACTCAACAAGGAGCAGTTGTAAATAGTACTGCTAACTTGCGTCATAATTCTAATGTATTTCATATTGGAAATATCGGTCCAAATACTACTAGACCTTTTAAAGGGGGGTATATGGATGAGATTAGAATAACCAAAGGTGTTGCTAGATACATTTCAGACTTTACCGCCCCAACTAGAGCGTTTAAAAATAGGTGATGAATGAACAATGGACCCAGTAACGATACTTTCAGCGGCCTCTTTGGCCTTCAATGGTGTCAAAAAAGCCATTCAGGTTGGAAGAGATATGGAAGATGTTTTCAAACAATTATCTGTTTGGAGTGGTCATGTTTCTGATTTACAAGAATGGATGGGTCAGGAAAGAAAGTTTAAAAAACCTACTCTATGGCAAAAACTAACGTGGGACAAAAGCGAAACCGCAGAGGCATTTGATGAACTTATTGCAAAAAAGAAAATTAAAGAGATGGAAGATGCAATCCGCCATGAATTTACCTGGGGAAAATTGCACCACTTGGGCATGGATGGGCCTTATGGCTACAAAGCCCTTATCAAGATCCGTAGAGAGATTAGAGAAAAACGCAAAAAAGAAGTATACAATCAGATGCGAAGAAGGAAGGCTTTCATTTATAACACAAAAATGGGAGTGGCAATTGGAACCCTTGTACTAATATTAATATGGATAAGTCATTTTTTATGGACAGCTATTATGGAAGCAAGTAAATGATTAGCATAGCTTTTTGGGTAGCTACTTTAGTCCCAAATGTAGGCCAGTACTATTGTAAGTTACAATGGGTAGAAAGAGAGTTGTGTTATTACTGGTGTGCTAATACTAGAAGAGGATTTAACTGGTTTGAATCAAAAACGGTAAACGGTTGTAAATTAAATAAATTGTTTTATAAAGTAGAAAAGGAAAAATCTAGTGCTTAATTTAATATCAGGGTTATTACCAATAGGCGAAAAGCTTGTAGACAAGCTGATCCCCGATCCACAGGCAAAACAGAAAGCTCTTCAACAGCTAAAAAAAATGGAACAAGACGGGAGTCTTAAACGCATGGAAGCTGAGTTTGCTGATAAAGATAGCGCAAGACAACGTGAGATGGCTATCTCTACCAGCGAACATAGTCCCTGGTTAAATAAAATTATTACCAGTTTACTCGCCCTTGGGATTGTAGGACTTGCTTTTTCTTTATTTGCTGTCATTTTATTTCTTGAGGTGACTCCTGCAAATAAAGATATTTTAATTTTCTTGTTAGGTAATTTGACCACGTTAGTCGGGTTGGTCTGTTCTTATTATTTTGGGAGTTCGGTAGGTAGTAAAGATAAAACTGAAGAAATAAAGGGGTTAATGAAAAAATGATGGATTGGAATATGAGCACTTATTTTACTCAATATGAGTTTAAATGTTCGCATACTGGACAATGTGACATGAACCCAGATTTTATAAGTAAATTAAACGAGCTCCGTACAGCTTATGGTAAGCCTATGAAGATAACCTCTGGTTACAGAAGTACAAGTCATCCAATAGAGCGGAAAAAACAAACTCCTGGAGCACACACTACAGGTCAAGCTGCTGATATAGCAGTATCAAGAGAAGATGCTTTTCACTTGTTATCTCTTGCACTATCAAAAGGTTTTACAGGGATAGGAATACAACAAAAGGGCTCAGGCCGCTTTATTCATTTAGACACTTTAGAAAATTCGGAGGGTAGACCCAGACCTACGATCTGGTCTTATTAATCAATGTCATATTCTAGTTCTCCTTACTCACAAGCTCCTTACTCCGCAGAGGGTCAACCTGCTGTTGATCCTAATGTATCTGTTGATGTTACAGGAGTAAATGCTACAGGAGCAGTAGGGACACTAACTGTAACAGGAGATGCTTCTATAACTCTAACTGGTTTAGCAGGAACAGGAGCAGTAGGAACAGTTACAGTTGGAGAAGGTGTTGGTGTAACTCTAACAGGTGTAGAAAATGGTCAGATTCGATATACCGTAACTGCGGTCACAGGAGCCTATGTTGTTGACGGTGTAAATAATCCTGCTCTTACTTTAACCAGAGGATTAACTTATTACTTTGATATAAACGCATCAGGACATCCTTTCTTTTTACAAACTGTAGCTGCTCCTTATAATTCTGGTTATTTATATAACACAGGGGTTACGAATAACGGTACACAGTCAGGCACATTGACATTTACTGTTCCATTTAATGCTCCAGATACTTTGTATTACGTTTGCCAGTATCACTCCAACATGGGCAATCAGATTAGCATTGTTGACCAAGTTGGTGATGTAACCGTAAACACAAGTTCGCTTCTTAATGTAACTGGAGTAAGTGGTACAGGTGCAGTTGGCGATGAAACAGTAAACTTTGGTTCATCTATTAACTTAACTGGAGTAAATGGTACAGGAGCGGTCGGAACTGTATCTATACCAAATGTAGGTATCTCTCTAACAGGGGTCAACGGAACAGGAGCCATTGGAGATGTAACAGTTGATGCAGGAGGTAATGTCACCGTTACTGTAACAGGGGTTACTGGAACAGGTGGTGTAGGAAGTGTTACCATTCCTAATGTAGGCTTTACTTTAACGGGAGTGGCAGGAACGGGTGCTGTAGGTACAGTAACCGCAGGAGAAGAAACAAATGTGGCAAGGCCAAGCGGTGTTCAAGCCACAGGAGCAATAGGTACAGTCACAGTTGGAGAGGGTATTGGTGTAACTCTAACGGGAGTGGCAGGAACAGGTGGTGTAGGAAGTGTGACAGTAGATATAGTTACACCTGTTAACGTAACAGGTGTAGTAGGAACAGGAGCGGTTGGAAACGTAACGATACAGTTTCAACAAGATGTTTTTGTTTCTGGAGTAGGTGCTATAGGGGCAATTGGTAATTTAACTATTTGGGATCCTGTAAACGATGCACAAAGTGCAACATGGACAAACGTAATTAATTAGAGGTTGAAAAATGGCTCAGACATATGAAGATGGTTTAAAACTTAGCCTCATCACTCCAGGAACAGAATCTGGAACGTGGGGAGGTATTACAAACAATAATATAAAACAAATCGTAAAAGGTATGGGAGGATACAAATCAGTTACTGTATCTGGTACTTCTGCTACGATTAGCACTAGCGATGATGTTTCTCAAGATTTAGATTTTAGACAGTTATATCTAAACATAACAGGATCGTCTTCTGGTGCGTTTACTTTAAATCTTCCTGCAATTCAAAAAGTATATATCGTTAAAAACGGTATAAACCATGCCATGACTGTAAAACTTACAGGAGAATCTGGTTCGGGAGTAACAATTGCACAAGGAAAAGTTGGTATTGTGTATCTTACAGGAACTAACGCTGTAGCTGCTTTTGATAGTTTTCCAGCTGCAAATCTTACAGGAACTATTCCTGTAGCTAGTGGCGGAACTGGTTTAACGTCTGTTACAAGCGGTGCTGTGTTAATTGGTAATGGAACAGGAGCTTTAACTGTAAGAGCAGGTGGATCCACAAATGATGTTCTCACATGGAATGGTAGTACTTGGGTTTCACAGGCTCCAGCGGCAGGAAGCGGAACAGTAACTTCTGTTAGTGGTTCTGGAACAGTAGATGGAATTACTTTAAGTGGAAGTTTTACAACCTCTGGAACTCTTACTTTAGGTGGTGGAATAAGTGGAGTTGTAAAAACTACTGGGTCTAGTACGCAGACTATAGAAAGTCCTTTACTATCTACCGCGGGATCTGGACAATATTACATGGGAAGCACTAGTTATGCGATAGGTCAGTCAGGTGGATCTGTTAGTATTTCTGCTAGTGGAATAGGGTATCAATTATCTAGTTCGTACAATTTATTTACTAGAACTTTAGTCAGTCAATCTTCTCCTGTTGATTTAGGATTGAATAATTCAAACAATGCTTTCGGAAGTTTGTATTACACAGGAAGTTTAACGGCAGTTTCTGATCAACGAGAAAAAAATAATATTGCAGATTCAGATTTAGGTTTAAGTTTTATAAATGCATTAACACCTAGAAAATATACAAAAAAATTTGGAGCTTCTGTTTTTCAAAAATTAGATGAAAACAATATTCCTGAGTATTCTATTAAAACAGGATCAAGACCTCACTATGGTCTAGTTGCTCAAGAAGTAAAACAAGTTATGACCGATCAATCTATTTCTGATTTTGGCGGTTGGAAAATACAAGATACTACGGATGCAAATTCTACACAGTTCTTAGCTTATGAAGAATTCATATCTCCAATGATAAAAGCAATACAAGAGCTTTCTGCGAAAGTCACTACACTTGAAGCGAAAGTAAAGGAGCTAGAGTCTAAGTAATGGGTTACTTTAAACTTTCTCTTAAACCAGGTATTGATAAACAGAACACCGAATATGGTGCTGAGGGAGGATGGATTGATTGTGATAATGTTCGCTTTCGATATGCCTTACCAGAAAAGATAGGAGGTTGGACAGAGTTTCAATCAACTAGTGGCACAGCTACCTACTTAATTGGAATGGCTAGTAATTCTCATACATGGAATGGTTTAGATGGTTCACCTTATTTAGCAATAGGTACAGATAGAAAATTATATGTAAATTATCAAAACGCATACTACGATATTACCCCATTACGATCAGAGAATAATTCTTTAAGTAATGCTTTTACAACAACATCTGGAAGCACAACTGTAACTGTAAACGATACTGGTCATGGTGCTGTTCAAGGAGATTTTGTAACTTTATCTAGCACATCAGGTACTCCTGGTGGTATAGCAAACGCTAGTCTTCAAGGTGAATTTGAAATTCAACAAATTACAAATGTAAACGCATATATAATTCTTGCTGCAGCAACAGCTAGTTCTACAGCGACAACAGGAACAACTACTGCGGATTATCAAATTAATGTTGGTTCTTCTGTAAATTACTCTGATTACGGTTTTGGAGTAGGAACCTGGAATGAAGACGCATGGGGAACTGCTCGTTCTGGGGGTTCTGGCGGTATTCAATTAAGTTCTAGAATATGGCAGTTTGACACTTTTGGAGAAGATTTACTTTGTCAACTACAAGACGGAAAAATATTTAAATGGGATACATCGGTAGGAACAGGGACAAGAGCAACTTTAGTTACAAACGCTCCAACTAAAAGTGCTTTTTCAATTGTATCTACCCCTGACAGACATTTGGTTATGTTAGGAACAGAAGCAACTATTGGTTCATCAGGAACTCAGGATCCAATGTTTGTTAGATTTTCTAATCAAGAAGATATAAATACATTTGTAGAGACTGCTGAAAATACCGCAGGAGGTCAAAGACTAACTGATGGAAATAAAATTGTTACAGCGGTTCGATCTAGAAATCAAATTTTAATTTTAACGGATACATCTTTACATGGTATGCAGTTTGTAGGAACTCCATTTACTTTTGGATTTACTCAGTTAGGAGCTAACTGTGGTTGTGTTGGAGCTCATGCGGCAGCGGATGTAAACGGGTTAACTTTTTGGATGGGTACGGAAGCTTTCTTTGCATTTGATGGCACGGTGAAAAAACTACCATGTACTGTTCAAGATTATGTTTTTGATGACATTAATTTATTTCAAAAGAATAAATTCTTTGTAGGAATAAACTCTCAGTTTAATGAGTTAACTTGGTGGTATTGTTCTGCAAACGCAGAGCAAATTGATAGAGCAGTTACATTTAATTATTTAGAAAATGTTTGGCATATAAATTCATCTATACATAGAACGACATGGGCAGATGTTGGTACTTTTAATAAACCAATAGCTTGTGAGTTTTTCCCAGAAAATAATTCTGCATATACAGTATCAACTATAAATGGTTTGACTGCTGGAAGAACTTTGGTGTATGAACACGAAAGTGGTGTAGATGCAAACGGTTCTGCTATGAGTTGTTTTTTACAATCAGGATATTTTGATATTGGTGATGGTGATGAAATGATGTTTATGAGAAAATTTATTCCTGACTTTAAAGATCAAGTTGGAGATATAAACGTAAATTTATTTCTACGATCTTACCCAGAAGCAGATGCAACAAACAGTAGTCTTGACCCATACGTTGTTACAACGACAACAACTAAAATAGATACTCGAGCAAGAGGAAGACAAATATCTTTAAAGATTGAAAGTAGTTCTGCATCTTCAACATGGAGATATGGAACATTAAGAGTTGATGTACAACCAGATGGAAAACGATGAGTAAAATTGTAAATGTTAGATTACCAAATGCTGTTGGAGGAGATTATAGCCCTCAACAATTTGATCAGCTTGTTCGTTCTTTAGAACAAATTGTTTTACAACTTAACTCTTCTTACACTCCTACTGTCACAGAAAACAGAGATCAAGCACAAACTTGGTTTTTAGGGGGATAAATGGCTAACTCATACAGAAGATTTTTTCACAAAAATGTGGCTACAGGGTCAACAACTACGGTTATGACTGTTCCTGCTGCAACAACTGCAATTGTTAAATCTGCGATTGTAGAGAACAAAAACTCAAGTAACAACGAATTTAAAATGATTGCAGGATTAGATAGTAATGCTTCTGATATTACTTTATCTACTACAACTGTTTCTACTTTGACGGCTGTTGACCTGTTGGTAGGTGGTGCAAGTGCCTTTGGAGGAAGCGGTGCAAAAGGTCCCGTGATCCTTGAGGCAAATGACACGTTGAAGTTTCAAGCTAGTCAGGCTAGTGGAAATGTAATAATAAGTGTTTTACTAGTAGACAGAAACTAATGTTTTATAGGATAATCTATAGGTATGTAATCACGTTCTTTCATAACGTGCAGCCTATTGGACAACAAAAGAGAGGAATGTAATGGAAGAGGGGATTATGGGGCTTAACCCTCAAATGGGAATGCCTCAAACACAGAACATGAACCAAGAACCAAGGCCAGAGGATATTCAAGCCTTTGAGCAAATGAGACAGCAAGTCTCTCCTAAAGAGTTTTCGGATACAACACTTGATGGTGCTATGGCAGAAGATCCAGAGCTAGTTGGTGCTTTCAAAGAAATCTTGCAAGGTGCTGAGATGCCTCAGGAATTAGTTATGGCTTTGAAGCAATTAATTCAAGCTGTATTAAGTGATCCTTCTATGTATCCTCAGTTGGTTCAAGCTTTAATAGAGTTAGGGGCAGATGCGGAGGACATACCACCTCAGTTTGATCCATCTTTCGTATCTACTCTAGCTCTCGCCCTTGAAGAAGTAAATGTTTCTCAGCCTATGCCAGAAGAAGTTCAAGGTTTTTCTAAAGGTGGGGTGGTTTCTATGAAACCAATTGCTAATTATATGGCATCCTTAGGTAGAGGTGGAGATACCATGTTGGCTCACATTAATCCTGACGAGGCTCGTTTATTAAAAGCTCTTGGAGGAGCAGGAACAATTAATCCGCACACAGGTTTGCCTGAGTTTTTAATAAAGAAATTATTTAAGGGTGTTAAAAATGCGGTAAAGGGTGTGGTTAAGGGAGTGAAAAAATTTGCTAAATCAAAAGTGGGTAGATTAGTTATTGGTGCGGCTTTAGCTTATTTTGGTGGACCTATGGCTGTTAAAGCTCTAGGAGTTAAAAGTGCGGCTCTTCAAGCTGCAACCGTAGCTTTTGTTGGAAGCGCAGGTTCTGGATTTGTTGCAGGAGATGGAGTTAAAAATTCCGTAACTAATGGTTTAAAATCAGCCGCTGTAGCTGCTGTGGTAGCTCCTGGAATTAATGCAGCAATGGGAGATCCCTCGCAAGGTACTTTCTTAGAAAGGTATCAAGCAGGATTTAAACCAGAAAGTGGTTTCTTAGGAGGTAAAGAAAGTCTTTTGAAGCAACAAGAGGCAGCTCCAATAGAAACAAGAACAATTGGACAAGCTGGGCAAGTTGCTCCAACGACACCAGAAGGTGAACTTTTTTCAGGCATGGGAGAGTTTAGAGAGAATGTTGCTCAAGTAGGTGATCTAGGTACTAGAAATCTTGCTCAAGACACCAGCACTATGACTGATTTTTCGTATGATATAACTGGTGATGGAATAACTGGAACTCCTCCTACTGATTTTACTTCTGGATCTAAACAGTTGTCACTTGCACGGCCAAGTCTTGCAGACAAATATCCAAGTTTTGCAGAAAAAGCGATGCCTGGTTCACAACCTAGCACTAGTTTTGGTGATTATTTAAGAGAAATTGGTAGCGGTATTAGAAAATTAGGACCAGGAGGTCAAGATTTTGGAGAAGGTCTTAGTCAAATAGGAAGTGCTGTAGCTACTAAACCATATACAACGGCTGCACTAGGCTTAGGTGCTCTTCAAGCTGGAGGATACTTTACTCCTGAAGCACCATCTCCGTATGATTTATATGGTATAGATATGAGAAGAGGTTATGACTTATATAATAAAGATCCAAGCAAATATATGATTCCACTCCCAAGACCTGGAATACGATATGCAGATGGAGGTATAGCTCAAAACTTTCCTAGAAAAAACGGAGCTATAAATGGACCAGGAACTGGAACATCCGATGACATTCCTGCAATGTTATCTGACGGAGAGTTTGTATTTACTGCTAAAGCAGTTAGAAATGCTGGAGGCGGTGACCGTAAAGAAGGTGCAAATAAAATGTATTCGATGATGAAATCTTTAGAGAGGATGAGCTAATGGCATCTGATAATAGGATGTTTGGAGGTCAGTCTACTCAACCTGATCCAGAACTACAAGCTAGGAATATTGGTCTATTAGAAAGTTTTATAGATCAATATTACGGAAGATTCAAAGATGTACCAGACGAAAAGGGAGGAACTACAAGAGAGTTTGTTTCGCCAACGGAGGGCATTCAAGATCTCCCTGCAATACAAGCCGCACCCGCGGATTATTTTACAAATGAAGCTTCTTTAGGTTTAGGGAGAGAATTAAGAGAAGGTAGAGGTATTGGTGGTTATAAGAACTACCTAGATATGGGTATTGATGATGTAGCACAAGCCAGACCTTTATTTAGAGAGGGTATTCAAGCTTTACGAGATTCTAACAAAGCTTATGATCCTTCTGATGTTCAAAGATATATGGATCCGTATCAACAACAAGTTGTGGATGCGACTATGAAAGAAATGAACCGCCAAGGAAATGTAGCTAGAACTCAAGCCGCGGCAGGTGCTGTTGGGGCAGGGGCTTTTGGTAGCACGAGAGAAGGAGTTCAGAGAGCAGAGTTGGACAGGGGTTTAGCGGATGTTAAGTCACGAGCTTTAGCTGATTTATATTCTAAAGGATATTCTCAAGCTTTAGATGCATCAAGACAAGACTTTGCAAACCAACAAGCAAGACAAGCAAACATGGCATCTGGTTTAGGTCAGTTTGGTCAAGGCTTTCAAGGTCTTGGTCAGTCTTTACAAAATACTGCTCAAAATGTTCAAGGCCAAGGACTTTCTGATTATCAGGCATTCTTTGATGCAGGAAACTTGAGAAGGAATGTAAAACAACAAGAACTTGAAGCTAATAGACAAAACCAGCTTAATCAAATGATGATGCCATATCAAAGATTTGGTTTTTTACAAGACGCATTTAATAAAGTTCCTACTGGAATGTCTACAATGACTTCTTCTACAACACCAGGAACTAATCCATTAATTCAAATGTTAGGAACAGGAGCTAATATTGCATTTTCTGGTGCTGCTTTAAAAAGTACATTTCCTAATTTGAATTTAGGATTTGGTACTTCTGGTACGGAAGGTTAAAAATGGCTAAAAGTGTTTTAGACAGAAGAATGTTTGTTCAAAATATGCTTGATCCTCAAAGGGATGGAATAGTAATGCCTGATGGTAAGATATTAATGCCTGAAATATCAATTTATGCAGATGACGAAGAGCTTCCAATAGGAACGGGTCAGGATGGTACATCTAGCTCAGACTATTTAGGATTTGATTCTAGTCCAAAAAAAATTGAAGGTATACGGCCTCTTTTTAATGAAAAAAGCTCTGACTATGATGCAAAAAGTTCTGATTATAACAGAAGTGCTTTTCAAGAAAAGGATAATACTTATCAAGGCATGAAACCTAGGTCTAGTAGAGATAGTTCTGATTACAGTAAAAAGAGTTCTGACTACAATAGAAAAGTTGATGATCCAGAAATTATAAAAAGAAATATTGAAAAAACTATGGTTCCACAAAACGTAGCTCCACCGCCTCCTGTTCCACAGAACGTAGCTCCACCACCTCCTGTTCCACAGAACGTAGTTACACCTTCTACGCAATTTTTTCCTCCTGAAATGCTTCCTGGTTCACAGAACGTAGTTACACCTCCTATTCCACAATATGTTGCTCCAGAAAGAAATGTAGTTTCACAAAATGTTGCTCCAGAAAGAAATGTAGTTCCAGGGGTTACATTTCCTGTTTCTAATCCACAGGGAGAAATTACATCCAGCCGTATACAAGGCGGAGGACAATTTTCTGGAGGAGGACAAGGCGGAGGACAAGGCGGAGGACAAGACGGAGGACAACGCGGAGGACAAGACGGAGGACAAGGCGGAGGACAAGACGGAGGATCTCCACTTCCTCCTCAATCTAGACCTTCTTTTATTGGACAAATAGCTCCAGCAGGAATACTCACGGCACTTGGTGCTAGTTTAGCGAGAAATGTTGGAGGGTCCGATCAGGATTCTGTTAAAGAATTACGAGAGATAGCTGAGTCATTACGAGAATCGACAATGCCTTTGAATATGCCTGTATTTAGAAGTGGGGGTTCACCTCGCTTTGGAGAGGGTTTAATCCCTGGTTATTATCCTGGTTTAAATGCTCTTAAAAATATGTTCAAGGATAAAGGACCTTTTAAACAAAATCCTCTTATATACAAAATACCAGATTCAGGAGATTTTGATGACCCACAAACTGATGACCCAGAAGCTGTAAGTGTAGAAAAATTTCAAAACACAGAAACCAATGTTAATAATACTTTAGATGGCTCTGATTCAGAGGAAGAACTTAATAACCAGGTACAAGATGGTATAGAGGTACAAGATGGTATAGAGGTACAAGATGGTAAAGAGCAACCAAATAGTATGGCGGAAATTTTAGCTTTATTAAAAGGAGACACAACTGAAAAAACACCGAAAGATTTTAGGGGTCGAGTAGAAGATAGAGTCTCTCTTTATAAAAGTATATTAGGTATGGATGACAACGAAAGAAAAACCAATGCTTATTTAGTCTTGGCTCAGGCTGCTGCAAACGTTGCAAAATCGGCAGGAAAGAATCGTAAAGTCCTTGATATTTTATCAGAGGGATTACAAACCTTACCTCTTGGTTTAGCAAAGGCACAAGCCGCAGATAGAAAACAAGATTTAGCTATTGGAACTGCTGCAATAAGTGCAGAAGAAGGAATTGATTCTGCTTTCGCAAAGTCACAAGCTGATTTTGCTAAATTAGTAAGAGGTGAATTTGTTAAGGCTAAATTTAGAAACCCTTCAGACAAAGCAAAAGCTGGTGCTCTTGTTGCTAAGGCAGAAAACGATCCGAAAAGTTTAACTATAGAAGATTTATCAAATCTTCAAGCGCATGGGGTGCTTGATACTTACCCTAAAACTGGTGAGCTTTTGTTACCTGTATCAAAACGATTTGTAAAAATGAGTTCTCAGGCGCAACCAACTGAAGAATTTTTAAAAACTCTTCCTGATTTTAATTCACCTGTGTATGACGCAAATGGAACTGCGGCTTTTGTTCCTGGTGGACAACCTGTATTAGGTGAGGATACTAGAGATGATCTTTTAGCTTCTTTAACACAAGAAAAACGTATACTAGATAAGTTAAATCAAGTTGTTGGTAAAGGAGTTGGTGGTTTAAGTGATGCATATGGACCAGGAGCAGCTTTTTCAAGAATGTCTTCTACCTTACTTGTTCCTTTCCTTGGGAATGTGGATATTCCAGGTGTAAGATCCGCCAGATTACTCGATGTTGCAGATGTTCAAGAAGTAAAAAATTTATTAAAAGAAAGTAAATATGCAGAGCGTCCTGGTGGACGATTGTTGAAAGCAGAATACGAAGACATAGAAAAAGAGTTGAGTAATTTTAATACAGGAATATTAACGGATCCTACCGTTATGTTAAATAATTTAAATCAGTTTAGAAGAAAACTGGTTAATAATATTTTAATAAATCACAGTAAACTTACAGGAGTAACTCTTCCATTACTAAAACAAATTCCTAAAGGAACAAAAAGTGATCCTTTATTTGTTTCAGACGTAGCAAATAATAATTTTGTTAGAGATGTTTTACAAAACGCTCCAAGTAAAGTTTTCATACAGTCGCAATTACCTAACGGTAATTTCCTACTTAGGTCTTACAGTTCTTCTGAAGCATTATCATTAATACCATATGAGGGACAGTAAATGGCTGTTATAACTCTTCCTACTGGTGAACAAGTAGACACAAAAACAAACAAAGTAGTAGGTTTTGCGGATCCAATACAAGTAAATCCAAGTGATGCTCCAAAAAGAGCAGAACCTGTAGATGCTATGGGAATAGTTAATCAACTATCCTGGTCTTTTAACTCCGCTATTTTTGATTTACCTGATGCAATTACAGA